GTTAAACAAGGCGTTCAGTAATGCAGGTTGCAAATAGCAACGCTAAAGAACTACACCTATCCGCTACGGTTATCCGTGCGGATGGTACTGTAGTTGAATTAGGCGTTATAGATTATTGGCACAAGAATCCAATCAAACGTTTTATTTGGAGAATTAAAAAATGGCTACACTCTTAACGAACTCAGGTCACGCAATCGTTACCAACCGCATTAACGGTGCAGGTACCACTCCAAGCTACGTTGCTTGGGGAACCGGTGCTGGTACAACAGGCGCAACTGACACAACGTTATTTACAGAAGTAACACCACGAGTAAGTGGAACTACTTCACAACAAACTACTACAATTACGAATGATACATTCCAAGTTGTAGGAACTCAAACTGCTGCCACTGGTGAGACTATTACCAATGCTGGTATCTTTGATGCTTCAACATCTGGTAATTTATTTATCAAAGGTGACTTTACTGGTATTGCTTTAAACAGTGGTGACAGTATTCAGTTTACATTTAAATGCCAGTTTAGTTAATTATTAATATAAGAGGTAATATATGGCTTTTGTAATAGCTGATCGTGTACAGGAAACCACCATTGTTGTAGGAACAGGCACAGCAACATTGCTTGGTGCAGCAACTGGTTATCAATCATTCTCGGCTGGAATAGGGGCCAGTAATACCACCTACTACGTTATTGCAGATCAGTCTGGTAGTAACTGGGAAGTAGGTTTCGGAACATTAGATGCGACAGGTCTTATTCTCACAAGGACTACGATCCTGTCGTCTTCTAACTCAAATTCAGTTGTTAGTTTCCCAGCGGGAACTAAGAACGTCTGGTGTGATTATCCCGCCAAAAAAGCAGCACTACAAGATTCATTAGGTCTTGTTACCGTACCAGTATTACAAACGAGTTCAACATCAAATGTAACTCCTGTATTAACTTTTAACGGTGCTACTACAAACTATGCAGCAGGTGCTGCTGTGTCAGGTAGTTATTTACAAACTATCTTACAAAACTCTAGTGCTACTGCAGGAGCTTCTACAAACTATGTCTTAAGTAATAACTTAGGAACAGACTCTACCTACTATGGTGAGTTTGGTATGAACTCTTCTGTATTCAGTGCTTCTACACCGTCTGATTTCTTTAGCATTAACAATGGTGTTTATTTCTCAGGGCACGATGGTGATATAACTGTCGGTTCAGGTAATGGTTTTAAATACTACATGGCTTGGGGTACTGCTGGTCAATCTGCCCACGTAATTAATGCAACTGGTGCTATTGGCTTATCTACAAACTTAGGCACTACTCCTGCCCTTAGCGGGACAACTGGCTTTGGTACTTCAGGTCAAGTATTAACAAGTGCTGGTAGTTCTGCATCCCCTACTTGGACAACACCTACTACAGGTACAGTTACTTCTGTAAGCGGCACTACTGGTCGTATAACAAGCACAGGTGGCACAACCCCTGTAATTGATTTAGCAAGTGGCATAGCTACAGCAGGCACAACAGGCTCAAGCACTTTAATCCCTGTGGTGACGGTTGATACATTTGGTCGTGTAACAAGTATTACTACTGCGTCAAACCCGCAAGGTACAGTCACCAGCGTTACTGGTACTGCTCCTGTTGTATCAAGCGGTGGCGCAACACCAGCTATTTCTATGGCTGCTGCTACAACTTCTGTAAATGGTTATTTAACTAGCACAGACTGGAACACATTTAACGGAAAACAAGCTGCTTTAGTTAGCGGTACAAACATTAAAACTGTTAATAGTACAAGTTTACTAGGTTCTGGTGATGTGTCTGTAGGTGTTACTTCTGTAACAGGAACTGCTCCTGTTGTATCCAGCGGTGGTGCTACTCCTGCTATTAGCATGGCTGCAGCAACCACTTCAGTAAGCGGTTATTTAACTAGCACTGACTGGAATACTTTTAACAGTAAATTATCAACAGCCGTTACATCCGCAGTAGCTGGTACTGGTGTTTCTGTGTCTGGTTCTACTGGCGCTGTTACATTTTCTATTGGTCAGGCCGTTGCTACTACTTCTAACGTACAGTTTAACTCTTTAGGTGTTGGTACTGCAGGTTCAGGAACTGGAGGTGAAATACGTGCTACTAATAACGTAACTGCGTTTTATTCTTCAGACCGTAAGTGGAAAGAAAATATTCAAATCATTGATAAAGCTACTGATAAAGTAGTTTCTATTGGTGGTAAATACTTTGACTGGACAGAGGAATATATTGCCTCTAAAGGTGGCGAAGATGGCTACTTTGTTAACAAGCAAGACTTTGGTGTTATTGCCCAAGATGTTAAAGCTGTATTTCCACAAGCAGTACGTACTCGTGAGGATGGTAGTTTAGCAGTAGACTACGCTAAATTAAGTGCTTTAGCTTTTGCATCTATTGCAGAATTGCATGAAAGAATTAAAGTATTAGAGGAATTAAAGTATCCTAGAACAGGAGCTTAATTATGTTTGGTAATGAACCAATTTCATCAACACCATTATCATCATTACGTCAAGTAGCTTTAACATATTTACAGACTGTCAGTTATGTAACAACGGTTGCGTCTAATATTTCAAATCGAGCTATTAATAAAATACTAGCAATTACTACTGCTATTACTTTAGCAATAGTTAAAGTTATTAGTGTTACTAAATCTATTAACACTACAGTAACAAGTACATTAAATAAAGTAACAACATATTTTAAAACATTAACAGTAACTGTTTTAAATACCATAAGTTTATTAACGCAACGTATTGTACATCAAACATTATCAGTTGTAGTATCAAATGTAATTTCAGTAACTAAAGCAATTGCTAAGATCTTTAGTACTATACATGATACAATGATTATTGTATTAACATCACTAGCGTTCCATCTTGTTGGAATGTCAATTGCTGTAAGTAATACAATATCTATTAAACGAGGTATTAGTAAAACAATATCTATAATAACTAATATAACGGCTTTACTATTCCGTACTTTCTTTAAAACAGTTAATACAGTAGTCGGGAATACAATAAATGTACGCAATACATTCTTTAAAACATTACTAGCAATAGTTAGTATGACTAAGAATGGATGTCTTGCTGGTATTGCTGTAGCTGGTATAGCTATTGCAGGTAGTCCTAATAATATAACACTGGTTGCTAAATATATTGCAGGTAGACTACTTACAGTTACAGTTACAACAACAGCAAGTTTTAAACGATTTTATCCCAAACTGTTTAGTGTTGCTAGCACTGTAACTCCAAGCATTCGTAAACTGTTAACGCTATTTAGAACAATGATAGCAGCTCCAGTATATATGTTTGTTACTTTAATGGTTGGTGTAATACCAATCTTTGGTGCAGTAGCTAGTAAGACTTACTATGCTTATGAACGTATGCGTACAATGGTACTTGTAAAAGTACGAACTATATTTGCTAATAAAGGCGATAACAATGGCTAATAGCTTTACATATAAAATCACAGATGAGAATGAACTGTTTTCATTTGATTACAGCCAGGTCCTTGGTCCTGCAGAGACAATTAGTTCTGCTACATGTAACGTCATTGTTATGAACGGAACTGATTCTAATCCAACTAATATTCTTTTAGGTACTCCAGCTATTACTGGCTCAAAAGTATCTCAAAGAATTTATAATGGTGTTAGTGAAGTAACATACCGTCTTGAAATGGTTGCTACAACATCCTATGGTAATGTGTATTCAGTAGTTGGTGATCTTCCTGTATACGCTTCTAATCTGGTGTAACCTATGAGCTATCAAGCCAATTATACCAGAGGTCTTTGGAAGTGTGTTTGTGAGGCTTGTGGTAGGGTGTATAAAAATACACAACTACGCCAACGCTGGGATGGTTTCCTAGTCTGTGAAGATGATTGGGAACCAAGACAACCACAAGACTTTGTACGGGGTGTAGCAGATTACCAAGCACCACCATATACAAGACCGGAACAGTCTGATCAATTTGTACCTGTATGTACTCCAAACAGTATGTCCGCTTACGCAGGTTGGGGTCAGGCTGGGTGTGCTATAGCAGGCTTTATATCTCCGGCATTTGATCCAACTGCCAATGCTAATGACTATAACTAAAGCTGCTATGCGGCAACCTATAAGGATTATATTATGAGTAGTACAACCTTTGTTGATGGCGTAACAACCATCCTATCTTCATGGCTTAACGATGTTAATACTGAGACATATGTTAACACCCATGTCAACTCATTAACAGGTAGCACAAACGTAAACGTTTCGAGCTCGACTGGTAATCCAATAGTTTCTTTACCTAGTACAATTACTTCTAATACAAGTGGTAATGCTGCTACTGCAACAACGGCAACAAGTACACCACTATTACAAACTACAAATTTTAGTATTAAAGAAGTTAGTGGTAAATTGTATTTTTATTATGGAACAACACAAATTGCTTCAATGGATTCTTCTGGCAACTTTATAGCTCTTGCAAACGTAACAGCATATGGAACCCCATAATGACAATGAATTCTTCTGGACCTATTAGCCTTGCTGGCACTACTGCAGGTCAATCTATTGAAATTGAAAATGGTGGAAATGGTACAACTCAAATTAGTTTAAATTGTACAGCTGTTAGAACTTTAGCTGGCGTTCCTAGCGGTACAATTATTATGCCAACTAATTTCTATGGAAAATCAAACCAATATACTTATACAGTTTCTTCTAATCAAACAAACTTCTGTATGCGAGCTGGTGCAATTTCCGCTGGATGGAATGGATCATCTAAATTAGTAGTAAATATTAATAGTGGCGTTATTATTTCTTCTAATAGCACAGGCGCTAATGCCATGACTATTCAAGGTAGTTTTCCTGGAGGCGTTACTGTAACAAATAATGGAACTATTGCAGGTATGGGCGGCGGTGGTGCACGCGGAGGCAGTTGCTATCCTACCAACGGCAGCAGCGGCAGTGGTGGTGGTATTGCTTTAAAAGTATTGTCCGCAGTAACATTTAATAATACTGGAACTATTGCTGGCGGCGGTGGCGGCGGAGGTGGTGGTGGTGGCGGTGGTGGGTTCATGTCAGGAAATTCTGCTGGCGGCGGCGGTGGTGGCGGAAGAAGTAGTAATGCCGCAAATTCTAGTGGTGGTAGCGTTGGTAGTGGCTCTACTAACGGCGCTTCTGCTGGTGGTAGCGGAACATATGCTAGTGCTGGCGGCGGCGGTAGCGGTGGTAGAGGACATGACACCTATTGCTGCGGTGCTTGTGTTTTTTCGGGTGCTGGTGGTTCAGGCGGTTCTTGGGGTTCAGCAGGTTCAAGCGGAGCTAATGGCAATGGATCGGCTTCGAGTGGTAGTGGCGGTAGCGGCGGCGGTGGCGGAAAAGCCACTTGTGGTGCTGGTACATACATTACTTGGACAGGAACAGGAACAAGATACGGGAGTATTAGCTGATGTTAATTTATATTATACCTAATGCAAGCCAATCAAAATCTGAATATGTTTGTGATTCACAACAAACTATTGATGCTAGACCTACTAGTGAACAAACACATGAACAAGCGCCACCATTAGACCAATGCGTTATCGGTGATCAAACTTTAGCTGATCATCTTTTAGCAAGTTATCAACAAACATGGTTAACGCAACAAGCTAATTTGTTTACTGTTAATTTACAGACCATTGTTGAAAACGGGGTAATATGGACTGTGGTGGATTTAAATACACAAGAGCCAAATACAGATGGTCAATATTTTGTATTAGACCCTACTGATGGGCTTTATGAAGAAGCTATTGGACTTGATTCCGCAAAAGCATTGCTTGCTCAAATCCAACAAGAGTATTTAGTATTTACTTACATGAATAGTTATACAACTAAAACAGAATGGAAACCACAAGCATAATGGAAACTAAACCACAATTGGAAGCAGTATCTCTTTTTTCTTGCCCATTATTTATTACAGAAAAACCAGAATTTTTAGATGTAGCTAGAAAAACATCAAAAAAGTTTATTGATAGAAGAAAAGAGCAATGCAATTTAAATCCAATTTATCCAGTCTATATGACGGAATCAATTAATTATGACCCGGAAATGCAAGAATTTTCTAATCTTGTAGCTCAGATGGCGTGGGATATTTTGGATAGTCAAGGTTATGCAATGGATGGATTTACAACTTATTTTACTGAAATGTGGACTCAAGAACACCATAAAATGTCTTTAATGGAAAAACATATTCATGGGAATGGCGCAGTAATTTCAGGTTTTTATTTTTTGGATGTTCCAAAAGATTCAAGCAGGGTTATTTTTCATCATCCAAATGATGCCAAGGTAATAACAAACTTACCGGAAAGAAATATAGAAGATGTTACTCATGCAAGTAATATGATTAATTTTGTGCCAAAAGAAGGTCAGTTAATGTTTACCAACTCTTGGTTGCCACATTCTTTTACAAAAAATGAATCTAAAAAACCATTAAGATTTATTCATTTTAATATTGCAGTAGCGCAAACACAACAAAATCAATGCTGTGAAAAACCACAAGTAGAGGTTATTTGATGAACAAATACCGCATTCGGTTTAACAAAAGTCGTGGTCAAGAAGGTCGTGGAACTGTTGACCATGTTTGGCGTATATTTGAAGGCGACAAAGAATACTTAGTAAAGCACTTTAAATTAAACGTACCATCATTTAGTGAGATTGATTCTAGTGGTGTTGATTGGAACCTATGTTGCAATGGGGTTTTGGTTTTTGACCGAGATACTTCTACTGCAATAATTAATAAAATTGAAACCGCTTAAGATGCCATTGTGTTTTGTAACTAAAAGAAAATATTAAATAATTATGAATGCAGAAGCTCTTGAAAATCGTGTAGTACGCCTGGAGATTAAAACAGACAACCATGAAGATGATATTAAAGAGCTTCGTAAGTCCGCTAATGATCTATCTAAAGCCATGGCCAGTATAGAAAAGAATCTAGCACAGATTAAATATATTGCCATTGGTGCGCTTGCTGTTGTAATAACACAGTCCCTTGGACTTGACCGTGCAATTAAACTATTATTTGGAGGCTAGATGTCTACAACCTTTACAGTAAGCCGTGATCAGATTATCCAGTTAGCATTACGCAAGCTTGGTGTATTGGAACTTGGTGACACTCCTGATGCAGCTACTATAGCTAATGCATCACTAGCTCTTAACCTATTTATTAAACAGATGGCAACATCTGGTTTAAAGTTATGGAAAGTTAATGAGTTAGTATTACCCCTTGTTGCTGGACAGACTGAATATGTTATTGGCCCAGCTAGTACCGGTACGGTAGATCTAAATACAGATAAACCACTTAAAGTAATACAAGCTTGGTTACGTAATGTAACTGTAACACCATCTACGGATGATGTACAGATTCAGTTGCTAAGCAAACAAGAATACAATATGTTAGGTTCAAAGTTTAGTACTGGAACACCTAACTCCTTATATATGGATGTGCGTAATACCACAAGTAATGTATACCTGTATGTTACACCCGATTCATATACACAGTCTAATCAACAGTTACACTTTATTGTGCAACAACCGATGGCTGACATTATGACAGCACAAGCTATCCCGGACTTCCCGACTGAATGGATGAACGTCCTTGTCTGGAACCTTGCTGATCAGCTAGCTATCGAATACAGTGTGCCTGGTAATCATCGTCAAGAGATTGCTTTGCGTGCTAAGATTTACAAAGAAGAACTAGAAGCATGGGATGTTGAGTCGTACTCTACATTCTTCCAGCCTGACATGAGAATGGGTAGACCTTCTTCTAACAACCTACCATAATAGGATACTATGCCAATTGCAAGACTACCTTTAGCACAACCAATAGAGACTCGTGATGGTACCTTGGCAAAGGATTCTAAGTGTGTCAATGGTTACTT